TTATACTTTGGAAGTAATGATGGATGAACATTTATCATAGGAGCAGGAAACTTAGATGGATTCTTAATCACTCTCATATATCCTGCAAGAATAATGAGATCTACATTCCATGCTTTAAACATTTCTATCATTTTATCTTCATCTTTATGAGGTATTCTCACATGAGGAATTCCCCATTTTGCTGCTCTCTTAACAGCACCACATTGTTTGGTATTGTGTATCATCAACACCACTTCATGTTTATTACATATAGGATTGGTAACTATATTCTCGAAGTTGGTTCCGTTACCAGAACACATAACACCTAGTCTCATTGGTCTGTTATTCCATATTTTGATAAGTCATACTTGGGTAACCTTAATGGTTCATGTTCTACTACAGGTGGTTTACCTATCTTATCCTCAAGTTCAGATACTATCTTCTTCTTAGAGATATGATATGGTGTTGGTGCATTCTGTAAGCACACCTGTAAGCACAGAAGTTCTTCATCCGTGAAGGTGAATGTGTTACTCATTGATAATAAGAAGGATTATAAGATTCTCTATTAGGTTTATATTCTGGTTCTTCTTCACCAACATAATGCTTAAACTTCTCAGTATCAAAATAAGAATTATAGTTCATTCTACCTTCTCTCTCATCTAATACTTCATTAATAAGAATTTTCAACTCCTTTGCATAAGTATCAGTAAATAACCTGTTGGGTTTAACAACCCAAGGTTTATGTGGTTGTATCTTCGATTCCTTCTTCTTCTTTTGATACTCAGGATCATTGGGATCAATAGGCATACTCATGCCCTGCGTATCCATTTTAGTATATGTCATAATTATTCAGTTTTCTTATTTAGATTTAGTAATTATATCCCCTATCACCCATGACTGCAAATCGTGACCATATATCTTGAGTTGAACATCTGTTACCACTTCTTCTGGAACAACTAAACAATATCCAATACCAAGATTAAATACATTCTTCATCTCTTCTTCTGGTATCTCACCAGCAAGCATGATCTTACTAAAGATTTTAGGAATCTTCCATGAATTATAATCAACTGTTGCTTCTAATCCATCAGGAATACAACGTGGAAGATTTCCTGGTATACCACCACCAGTAATATGTGACATGCCAAGAATAGGAAACTCTTCTAATAGATCCTGAACTAATGGTGCATAGATGGTTGTTGGTGTAAGTAACTCTGGAGTAGGACTTATATCTCTAATATCCTCACCAAATGATTCCTCATAACCTCCTTTATAAAAAATCTTATGCCTCCATAACATATCATTTACAAGAGTATATCCATTACTATGAAGACCACTACTTTCAATACCAATAACCTTATCACCAGCTTTGATAAGACTACCATCAATTATTTCTGACTTCTCAACAATGCCAGTGCAAAATCCTGCAAGATCATATTCTCTCTGTCTAAAATGCTCTGCTGTTTCTCCACCTATAAGTTCTACACCTGCTAGTTCACATCCTTTAAGAATACCAACCATAATATCAGCAACATTATCATCTATCTTCTGAGTAGAAACATAATCTAAAAAATATAATGGTTTAGCACCACAAGTAATCACATCATTGACACACATGGCAACGAGATCAATTCCTATAGTTGTATAGTCATTAGCAACTCTTGCTATGTTTATCTTAGTGCCTACACCATCAGTGCCAGAGACTAAAATAGGTTCCTCATAACCACGAGGAACCTTAAACATGCCACCAAAACCACCAATGCTAGGTGCTTTCTCTTTAAGTGTTTCTACAAAAGCATTTCCTGCTTCTATGTCAACACCAGAATCTTTATAGTTCATAAGGGTCTACCATTCTTATCAAGTAATCCAAGTTTTTTTATCTGACTCATATTAGATTTCTCTTTTCTTTTAATCTTTTTATACTCCCTAAGAATCTTATCCACTTCACTCTCAGGTATGTTAACTTTTAATTCATCCTCTTCATTCGCAAATCCAATTGGTGAACTCTCTTTTTCATCAACATAATCGTTTATGTTTTCTTGTATCTCATCCCTTATCAATTCATTTATCTGAGCTCGAAGTTCTTCATCACTCTGCTTCATGATTTTCTCCTCCTCTTTTTCTCAGGTGGTTTATATCCCCACTGTGAAGGGTTAATAGTTCCATGACCCCAATCAATTGATACAAGAGAATCTTTACCAAACTTGTCATAGTATAGATCAAATATATTAACCTTCGATCCACGACAAAGATCCTGATGAACCTTCTCTTCTGACCGATAGGTTACTATCATAGCATCACTTGGAACTCCCTTCTCTTGAACTTGTTCTTTAGTGGCATTTTCTACAAGCAACTGACAACCATAAGTTGAAATCTGCTTTTTCTCTTCAATAGACCAAGCAGATTTGGGTTTGGTATTTTGCTTTTCTTTTTTCTCTTTCTGTTCTGCTTCTACTTTTTCAGTCATGATCCCCTATGCTCTCCCCAAACAATGTCTGGATATGCTTCCTTAACTATATCATAAGTGATCTTAGGATACAAGTCTTTTAATTTCTTATCCTTTACTAAGCAAATAATCTCTGCTTCTTTTGGATGAAGACCCTCAAGCATCTGAATAAACATAGTCTCCCTACGAAGAGTTGACAATGATGGATTACCACCCTTAATAAAATGAAAGAGATTCTTCCACTCTCTACGCAAAGAAGTATGATCTGTTCCCACTGGAACTTCATTCTCTTTGTAAGGAACTACACCTTCTGGAACAGCAGAGACGACTCTCTCATCAAAGTTCCAAATAAGAACCGCAGTTACTGAGTCATCTCTATACTCTTTAAGTATCTCAACTCTCTTTGCTTTTGTTCTTTGCTCACTAGCAAGTTCAAATATCTCATGGATAAATGGATTGGGTGGAAGTTTAACTCTCTTAACAGGAGCCTTCCTCTTAGTCGTCGTCTTCTTCTTCGTCTGTGCTGTCATGTTGTTCAAACCTCACGGCTAAAATTTCATCAGGAACAATGTTACCATTCTCATCATACATCTCTGGATGTGTATACACTATCTGAGGTGTTGTTTCATATGAATGCTGTCTTGCCATCCATCCTATCATACCTCCTACCAATAATGCAAGAAATGACACCATTGTTGTAAGTGTCAGTGTTACTATGGTCTGTTCCATAATACTCCTCCAGAGATTGCTACTTTTTTCTAATATCCAAATAAAAAGTAATCTCCCTATTAAAAAGAGAAAACTTTAACTGGAAAGTTGGTTTTGGTTTAGGTCTCCTCCTCCTATTTCGTAATAATAATTCAACACCTCTATTGATTTCAGTGTTGTCTTTATTTAGAATGCTTTTTTTTCCTTCCTCTTTTTTTGTCATTACTATACCTCACTGCATCTTCTAATAGACTAGCAAGATAATTTCTTATCTTCCTTGCTTGAGGTTTAGGAATGTGGTGATATGCCTCCCTCAATTGTTGGTGATTAGAATCTTTACCTCCTTTAATATACTCATCAAGTTCTATCACTTCATCGGCAAGTTCTTTAGCAGTAGAACTGTGTAAGAATTGATCTGCCTCTGCTTTAGTGACTCCTCTTGATTCAAAATACTCATACAATTTTACCACAAACTTACCTTGGAAAGCAAGTTCCAAGGCTTCTTCCAGAACATAATATATTTCCTCGAAGTTACGTGACATTTATTACACCAGTTGTTTTTCTTGTAAGTACTTTACTGTATCGGTACAACCACCAAGTTTCTTTCCATTCACAACCACTTGAGGAAATGTAGAACCTTCCCCAAACTCACCATAGAAACTTTTCTTATCAAAGTTCTTATCTAATTTATAGATTACATAATTTAGACCAGATAATTCTAATACCTGTTCTATCTTATTACAATAAGGGCAACCGTCTTTAGAATAGACTGCAAAGTTCTTTGTTTCCATAACTCGTTCTTCAGGTTCTAAGTTTCCATGCATTGTTAGTTAGTCACCTCCAAATCTCTAAGTGTCTGTTCGTAGTCTTTTTGAAACAAATCAAGACCTTGATCTGTGAGAACATGCTTATACATCTTCTCAAAAACTGTTGGTGGAAGAGTGCATATGTTAGCACCATACTCAAATGCTCTACCAACATCCCTTACATTTCGAATAGAAGCGGCTAAGATTTCAGTCTCGTGCCATTCCTGTTTGTGATAGACATTAGCAATGTCTTTGATAAGGCATAACCCACCGAAGGAATTATCATCTACTCTACCAACAAATGGAGAAACATATGTTGCTCCAGACTTGGCAGCCAGAATCGCCTGTGAGGGAGAAAAAATAAGAGTGACATTAACTCTCACTCCATCGTCTGTAAGGTGCTTACAGGCGAGTAGACCCTCTCTGGTGCAGGGAACCTTAATGGTAACAACATTTCCAAACTTGTCAACTAGTCTTTCTGCCTCTTTAAGCATCCCATCAACAGTGGAATCAACCACCTCCATACTAATATCTTCTATACCAATATCAGATAACTCCTGATATACATCATCAGGATTCTTATGACTCTTTAAAATAAGAGAAGGGTTTGTTGTGACCCCATCAATTATCCCTGTCTCATAATGCTTTCTAATTGATTCTACGTCAGCAGTATCAAGAAAAATGTTCATTTACCTTCCCTCTCTGGATTTGTTTTTGATTACTATTTTATTACCTTCAATGTAAAACTCAAGAAGATCGTTATGATCCCAACATAATTCCTCATAGAGAGAATCAAGTTTTTGCATATCTTCCCATAGATCAGTGGGTGTTGGTTCACCCCAGAATGGATTCTCTTCCATAGACCTCCATGATTGTCTTAGTTTTAGTTAGGTTAAAATTATATTAACACAGTTTTACCAATCTGGGTATACCCAACTACCCAAATCATCTTTTCTACTCTTCACAATTCTTTTTATGGTGCATTCCTTACATTCATATGAGTATGAAGATGCAAGTTTCATATTTTTACGAACACGATAATAGGATTGCAAAAGATTCTTTTGTTTTTTACAAACCCTACAAACCCTTTCCTCAAGTAAGAGGTGTGCAAGTTTTAATTGTTCGTCTAATTCCATGCATTAAAAAAGACCCTAATTTAATTTAGGGTCTTTATGTTTTATTCAGTTTTTAGGTGTCATCTTATATGCACCAAAGGCAGTTGCTGCTATAGCAACTCCTATTGCTATCAGTTCCATTAACCGACAGAAGGAGCAACAAGTGCAACTTCACTAGTCTCAGCAGATGCTAAGTCTAGAGGGAAGTTGTGAGCATTACGCTCGTGCATAACTTCCATACCTAAGTTTGCTCTGTTAAGAACATCACCCCATGTAGGAACAACTTTACCATTAGCATCTACGACACTTTGGTTGAAGTTGAAACCGTTAAGGTTGAATGCCATTGTGCAGATACCCATAGAGGTCAACCACACACAGATAACAGGCCATGATGCAAGGAAGAAGTGCAATGAACGAGAGTTGTTGAATGATGCATACTGGAAGATAAGTCTACC